ATTCAAGTGGTTATTCCGGACTCTCACCAAGATCAATACTGCGATCTCAAACACAATCACTGGAGCGATCAGTGGAGTGGGTAACCTCTTCGCTGGCACCTCCACTGGATTGGCTGAGGTGGCTGTATGGAAAGATGATGGGGGAGTGTGGCACGCACGAACATCTGCGTTTGACGACCCTAAAATTACTGAACATTTCCGAAACGACGAGCGCTTCGTCATTCACGGCGGAGCGGAAGTTGTCGACATGACGAAAGTGACAGTGATGCACGGAGAAGCCGCGGAGATGCAGCGAACTGGCCAAACAGCTATGGGCCTCTTCTCATTCAGTGATGACGATATCATCACAGATACGGGAGAGACTGTAGGTGAGAGGCGAGCAGGTAAGCAAGAAGCGTATAACTCAGGAGCAGCCCGATCACAACAGACTGGTCGAGTGGAAACATACCAAGCCGGTCAAGCGCGCTCGTCACAAACAGGACGGGTTGAGGCTCAGATCGAACGGGCCTCAGGATCGGTACAATCGCTCTCTGACCAGAATGCTGGGGAAGTGAGGAACCGTGTTGTCAAGAACATCTATGGCATCATGACCGGTCCTGATCCCGACACACTGATACGTCTCGGGACGTGCACGATCTTACAGGGTCGTGTTGGCATCACCAATCGTCACATCATCGCATCCCTTATGGACTACGTGGGGCTCGTGAGTTTCACCAAGAAACTATACGTGATGAAGAAGGAGGATCTTGTGACCTACCACATCCCTGACAGTGACTTGAAGATGGGGCAACGCGACGCTGCTGTGTTTGAACTGCCAACTATGTTCCCAGTTCACTCCAGTATCGTCCGCTACTTCATGACTCCGGAGGACTTCTCGCGACACACCAACGTTCCTAAGGCCTCGATGGTGTGGTGTGAGATGCGCAACGGACGTCCCATCCTGCGGTATTATGATTCGAATTTGATGGTTGCTCAGCAATCACGGTTCTTCGACCTGCAGGAAAAGGGGCAAGTTCTTCAAATCCGTGACTTCTACCTTCACGGTTTTGAGACTGTCAACGGAGATTGTGGAGCCCTGATCATTGCCTTTGACCCTGCTATGCAAAACAAGATCTGTGCAATGCACATGGCTGGATTCGATGGAGAACACTTCACTGGAGCGGCTGTCGCACTTCACACTGGAGTAATCAGAGCCCTTCTGGACGGTATTCGCCCACTTCTGAAACACCGAGCATCGTTGTTCGATGGTACAGTTCCCGGCGTAGTCTCAGGAGGTATCCAAGTTGAAGACGGCGAGATCACCCTGGTGACGAAAATTCCGGAAGGTTTCATGTACATCGGCCAAGTCGAGAACCCCGTGTTCGAGAACACCCGAACAACACTCAGGAAGTCGCCAGTGTACGACATCTGCGGACCTGTGAAAAAGAAGCCAGCCTACTTGGCTCCTTTCAAGCAGGGTGATATGGTGATTGACCCCAGGATGATGGCGATGAAGAAAGCAGCCGGGCCGAATATGCGTGTACACCCCCAGTTTCTGGAAGAAGCACTCAACAGTGTGAAACAGAAGATCAACTCCCAGGTTCGCCTTTCTGATTGTCGTGTTCTATCGTTCCAGGAAGCGATTGCTGGCATTGCCGGCGACGACTGCTATCCACCGATCAACAGGACAACATCACCCGGTTACGGTTGGACAAAAATTGGGAAAGGCAAGACACGATGGCTCGGCACTGACGACTACGTGTACGACCACCCGGATCTAGTCGCCGCATACGACGACGGCATGGCGAGGCTACGACGAGGAGAGCGTCTGGGCAAGTTCTGGACGGACACCATGAAGGATGAACTTCGTCCTATTGAGAAGGTTGATCAGGGTAAGACAAGGCTGTTCTCTGCAGGTGAGATGGTACAAACCATCATTCTCCGGCAGTATTTCGACGGCTTCGCCGCACACATGGCACGGAATCATACCTATGTCGAGAGTTGCGTCGGAATCAACGTGTACTCAATGGACTGGGAACTGTTGGCTCGGAGGTTGCAGCGGAAGGGGAGAGCCGTCGTGGCAGGCGATTTCACCAACTACGATGGTTCTCTCCCTGCGTCTGTGATCTGGGCCACGCTGGACGTGGTAGAAGATTTCTACGCCAAGGCTCCTGGTGATCCTGAAGACAT